GAATCACTAAAATCCGAATTCATATGAAGCAATAACTTTGTATTTGAATCTGGCATAAATCAAATAGCCTTTCAAAGGTTTATAATTATTCTCTTTTGTCAGAATTATAGGTTAATAATATTAGTCAAACAAGTGCTAATAAATCAGTATTGCGCTACCCCTTTTTCAATAACCCGCTTTTCCAAATATCGACACCACCTAGAGCGGTAATTGCTGTAATGGCGGTAATAGTCCCGGCCCCCATAGGCTCCATCAGATAGGCGTAAATCCCATCGATAGCACTGATGGCAATAACACAGCAGATAACCACCGTCATGCGCCTCACGCCCATAGGGGCCTTTTTAACCGGTGCCTTTTTGGTCTTATCCATCTAAACCCCCCAGATGTTTAAGAGGCTTTGATGATTTCATTATCTTCCGGACACAATTGGCGATAACAATATAATGTTTCATAAAACCACTATGGCCCCACCTGACATGATATTGTGTCAAGTTTCCCGGCTCATACCCAAACCCCCAACGTCCAGCGGAACCCATACCATAGAACCGGGCCAGCCATACGACTTTATCATTTGAACTAATAAAATTATAAACTAGTGTTAGCGGGTGGGCTGACCAATCATAATTGCGCTTGATAGGGCATCCCAATAATACCAAATGATCTACCCTGAATAGTGGCCATTTCTTTTTAGGTTTCAACCTCATGTCCATGGCTATACGTGCCGCCCGTGTCCCGTTTGAATGGGCCACAATTATTATCATTGCATCTGGGTACTGATACCGCGTTATGGTGTTCAGTCTTGACGCGATATACTTGGCGGTCATTCTCCGGGTGCGGCCTCGAATATTGAAAATCGTTAATAATCGCTCGTATCTTAGATTGATGAAAATGCAATTATCCATAAAATCTTCACCACTCAACCGGCCACCTAAATCAGCCATGTTTTTTCCTACGCTCTCCTGGCCGTGAATCGTTATTACAACTGTTTTTACCTTCGGGCTTGTCTCGTTTTTTTCCATGTCCTTTTCCTTTCTATTTACTATTTACTATTTACCTTAATAACCGTCTGCAATTAATAATATTTCAAAATGCACTGCTATATCGGCGGTACCTGAAGACACTTTCCCCATGTATCCAAAATCAGTCCTTGCGGGAAAACTGTTTATTGGAGTAACTGGCGTAGACGGGCGGTGCCCTTTAACTCCAACATAGTGAGACATTGTTGTCATTTGAGTAAACGGCGCAGCTACAATGTCAATTCCTTGCCGTTTAAAAACAAGAACATCTACTGACTTTGAACTATCAACATCTATTTCTTGACTAATAATATACGCCCTAAATCCATCTGGAACAGTATATGCACATATTTCAGACGCACCCGCTGGATATGGAGTAAATAATATCGTAGACCATGTGGCACCTGCTGACGCAACCCGTATGGTAAGTGTCCCTTGGTGGCTACCCGTACTTGTCGTAGCGTACACACCCGACGCACTGACATACCATCGATAGAGTCTACGCAGGTTTGTAGGTATTGCCACGGCGGTAGTCCCATTTGTCGCTATCACCTGAGTGATTTCATCATAATTGGCATTAATACCTATGATTGTGATTTCCCGCGCTCCCGCTCCTGCGCTTGTATCATCTACATCAGAAGAAACAAATTCCAATGCAATTGCTGCTATCGGGGTTTCATACTTAAGGCTGGCGGTAATAGGAACCAAAGTCGTGCCTACATCTCCATGACCAAATTTATGAACTATAGAGTGTCCGGGAACATTGCCCTTGACTATTTCTGTATAAAACTTTGCTGGCAAACTCTTCGTCCCTAACCACAACGCACCGCCCGCCATAGTCTGGCAACAAATACCCATCATAAAAATTACAGATAAAACAAATAACGATAATCTGCTTTTATTTTTCATTGTATTACGTCTCCTTATTTTAAATTCGATTAAATTAATCCTGTGATAATATCAATATAGTAAACCCTGTATTGTCCGGCTGAATACCTACCACGTTGTACACAATGGCAGTTTCCATGTCAGTGAATATGTCTCCACGGGCTACGCTTAGCACGTCCGTATCTGCCACCGTAATCGCCGGGGCCGTGTCCTCCACGTCCTCAATAACTACGACAAATTGATTATCAAATATAACGTTTATTTCTAACCTGGTACGATCATTTAAGAATGTAAATGCAAAATCATTAGGATTCATAAAAACGTTTTTAACATCCGCATTTATTACGTCTTTTAATGTCATTGTTTTATATGAGAAAGGTTAGTGGTTCAAATGGCCAACTGGAATAGCTGAAAGGATAAGTACTATCCAGCTGACCACTCGAATGTATTATATATCGATTAATACCGATTAAGAAACGCCGGTTATCAATCGACCTGCACCTACAAAAGTATAGACTGTATCCGTGTTCTGCCTTGCTCTAAAAACATCAGACCTGTTGGATTCGGCCCTATACTGTTCAGTCACTATATTTTCAGGGCTATCGCCTGTCCACAACATAGTACGGCCAAATGAAGGCTCTTTTAAATCTCTGCCACTGGACACCTTATACAGGCCACATATAGTATTTGTCCATACATCAGTCAGGGATTTAGATTGACCCTTTTTCGCCGCGTCTACCTGCGCATCTGCAATTATAACTTCGTCAACTCCAAAGTATGAAGCCAGTATTGCTAACTGCGCTGCTTCTCCGCCTAACTCGATAGGGTTGGTGAACTTCAATGCATCTGTAATCTCAGCAGTTAACAAGAGATCATTTTTGCTTGCATCTGAAATTACCATAATATTCGGCTTAACACCAAATCCTGAGCGCATAGCTTCCTTCGCCGCCAGTACATCAATCCTCGGTGTTGCTGTAGCAGCCGTACTCCATGCAACTGCGGCTGCCGCATTAGCAATAGAAGCAGTTGCAAGTGCCAAGGCAACTGACCTTTGCTCCTGTTTACGCAATATAACATCAACTGAACGCATAACGGCAATTGCTTCCGCGTCTATTTGCGCATCACCATAAAGTGTACGCTCTGAGTCATCAAGTAATTCCTCAAAGCCGTCTTCCTCGCAGGAATAGGTCTGCTTCTTGAAGGTGTAATCAGATCTATTATATGCGGCTCTTGGCGCACGTCTAGTTTTCTGAGATTTCAAGAAGCTTTCCACGGTAATCACCGGGTATTCACCTTCTTTTTTTGGAGTCTGAAACGTAGGAAAGATTCTCAATCCTACAAACCCACGCTGTGATGCTTCCATTGCATACTCCCATGCAATGGTTCCTAAATCATTTCTAACTATAGCCGTTGTTTCTGGGCTTGGCATTTGTTAAACCTCCCTCTTTAGATACTATAAAAATATAATATTAGTCTACATCTATAAACCGGGGCCGGGAAAGGGTTCTATATAGTTCCGTAGGGGGAAACTATTGTCCCCCTCTCCCTACATGGCATTTAATTGATTTTGATATTCCAAACCGGCCTTGTTACAGCTCCGGCAAGAGTACCAGTTGCGGCGGCTCTAATTCTTAACCTGTCACCTTCAACCACTACCAAGTTTGCAGCGGTACCATGGAGAACAAGTTGCCTCTTTGAATTAGCAACTAACGCGGAACCTCCGGTGGCCTTTGTGGTGTTCGGATCTGTCGCGGCAAGCATAGCAACTGAACCGGCACCGGCTTGACCTAGATTCGTGATTTCGAATGTGACATAATTTGTATCATTCGCAGCTAACGCGGCCAAACTTGAAAAGTCCACACCTATTAAGCTACCGGATTTTTTGGCAATTACATATTCATCTGTATCACCAGTGGTCGCAATGGACGTAGTTCCGGGCGTTCCCTCTATACTAACAGTAACTTGAAATGCCAATATTTCGATAACGTCACCATCTGCTGTGGACGCTTCCATTGCCTTACCTAGAGCATCCCCGGCAGGCGTAGCGGAAATCTTACCATCAGCGGCGGGATACACCTTTTCGCCTTCAGAAATTGCACCATTGGCCATCATTTCAAGGGTACCGGTTTTGTTGAAAGGCTCAACCGCGCAATCTTTCCCGGCGGCTATGAGATAATCATTGATACCTATACCAACCTCTCCCACACCGGCAATGTCAACTTCCGGCGGTTCTGTGGTTGTGCCAGTTTTGAGCTTAACCCTCAACTTCTGGCCAATCTCAACATCAGCAACAAACGTTAGTGGATTTGTAGACTTTCCCATTTTTTACCAACCTCCTTAACTTTAAAATTCTAAAAACTATTTGTCTTTACTTTTTATGTTTTTACTATTTACTATTTACTTTTTACGACGTTTTCTTGACGGTTTCAGCAAAGTCATTTTTTGCATTTGGATACAGCTTAGAACATGCGGTAATTGCCACGCCCTTAGAGCATTTATGCTCTATCACGTATTCCGCAACTAAAGCCCTCATGCCTTTCTTGCTGGCATCCTCTATCCCATCCGCTCCATTATTAGCATCAACCGCATTGGGTGAACTCTCTTCCAATTTATCCAGTTTTGTCTTATTCGTCTGGCCCTGAACCTTCAGGATTTCAACGGCAGCTTCCGGGGCCGTGGTGCTACCATCAGCAATAAACTTTTCAACCATCTCTTTGCAGCTTGCGTTTGACAATTCAGTGAGACCAGAAATCCTTGTCCGCTCTTCCTCTTTGCCTGTCTCCACACCTTCAACTTTACCAGCCTCCACGCCCCTTGCGTGTTCAACAGCTTTAACATCCGTCAACGATTCATCAAGTGCGCTCTTGGCTTCCAGTTTTCCCTTTTCAATCATAGCATTGTAAAGGTCTATATTACTGGCTTTCATTTCTGCTATCTGTTCAATCAACGTCATCTTTTGCCCTCCATTTGAAAAATTAAAATTACCTTTGTACCCGTTTAGAAAAACCTCGGTACTTTCTTTATTACCTATGTTGTCAAATAGCTGGCCCATGGTTAACATACCATCAATGAGGCCGATTTTTATTCCTTGTGTTCCAATAAAGGTTTTACCCTCTGCCATCTTCTTAACGGCTGAAGGTCTAATGTTTTTAAATGTTGCCATGTCATTTGTAAACGCGCTATTAACTTGGTCAACCTGACCTTTCAATACAGCCCGGCCTTTGTCGTCTAACGGTTTAAGCATAGACGGAACGCGCTTGAACTCTCCCGCTACTATTTCCTCCTGGGTAATACCTATTTTTTTATTAAGTTCTGAAATATCCGTGTGAGTTGTGACCGTACCGATGGAACCCACAACCGTAACATCACCAGTGATGAAAGTCTTATGAGCCGCCGCACCTATCCACATGGCCGCGCTTGCCATCATCCCGGATGTTACTGCCATAATCGGTTTCTTAGATCTGGCTTCAAATATAATATTTGCAAACTGTTGAACACCAAACGCATTGCCGCCGGGGCTATCAATATCCAGCACGATGGTGTGGACATCTTCACGCCCCACAAGTTCACGGAAATCTCTTTCAAGAATATCCAACGCGGCAAAACCACCAAAGAATATAGAAAAGAAATCACTCTTTGGAATTATCATTCCTTCAACTCGCAACACTCCCACACCGTCCTTAATTTCATAAGTCGGGGGTGATATTGCCGGGTCTAAAAGGTCTATAGAACTGTTGAACTTTGCTTCCATCTCTTTTGGCGGCTTCGCGTAAAACTGTAGCTGCCTGTCGTACATCTGAAAAACCTTTTCCGATTGATTTGGAAGAATAGCCCATAATGGCGATAATGTGAATTGTGTTGTCATTATTTGTCCCCCTTACTTTTATTGTTTTCGTCTTCGTCGTCATTGTCACTGTCAGAATCAGCTTGACCTTGATTCACACCAGTACCGCCACGCGCTCCCATACCAACAGGGCTGACTTTCTTCTGAGCCATTGTATTTTCTTCGTATGCAATTTGATCTATATTCTTGTCAAAGTCTTCACCAATTGCGGCACTCTCACCAGCAATAGTGGTCAACCTTCCACCGATCCTGTCAAGGGCGGCGGTTGTTTCCTTGGTTGGGTCTATCTGTCCCGGATTTGGGCCAACCCATGTATTTTCCAAGTATGCGGCACGAATTGCAAAATCATCCATGAAACCGGGCGCGTCTATTCTTCCACGCAATACTGCCTCTTCCATCCATGCCTCATAGACTAAATTACAAAAATGATTCTCCAACCATGTGCGTCTTGTCTTGAACATCTTCCACGCCAACAACATGGCAGACCTTGACGCGGAATAAGAAGAGGAAAATTGATAATTTAATAGCTCATAAGGTATTGAGAGAGCCGCGCCTATCTGTCTTAACATAGACATCATGAACGCGTCAAAATTCTTGTTTGGTCTCTTTGGATCTGCAAATACTACATCTTCGTCATTTGCTATAGTAAGAAAAGTCCCCATCCCTAATTTGTAATCTTGGTCATCATCTGACGCGTTCGTTTCTTCCATCATTGAGTACGGTGAAAGCTCGGTATCTCCGTCCGGGCTCTTAATGATCGTGGTAAAATAAGAGTTAACAACGGCGGCGGCAATTTCTGCATTCGTGTATTTAGATAACTGTTTTACAATCTCCATGATAGGGGCCAGATATGGCATGCCACGGGTTTGATCCGGTCTTAATTGCTCGTAGACGTGTATTACCCTACGCCTACCAGTAGACGTGAAAGCATTGTATTTTTCCCACTTACGTTCAAAACCTTTTTCCGTTCCCGGATTTGTTGTCCTAATATCATAGGCAATGGGAGCTCCCTTACTATCCATCCAAATACCAGCGGCTCTTTCCTTCGTGTCTTTCACGTTTTGATCATTACAGACTCTATCACTTTCAACTAATTGTATCTTTAATCCATACGGCGAGGTATTACGCATTTCAAAAGGCAATAGCGCGAATATGTCCCCGGATTCTAAAGCCCCTCTCAAGACAAGGTTAACATTATCGTTAAAATTGCCTTTCCTGTTATAAGAGCAATCCAGATTATTGGCGAATAACTTCCATTCGCTTTCAATTAGGTTCTGCTTCTTCGCGGCTGCTTTCTCGTTTAACTGTAATATGTCTCGGTTAATTCTTGACTGCATAGTCAGGCCGGAACCTACCACATGAAGTGTGTTTGTATTTATGGCCCCTGTAGCAATTGGCGCGTTACGTATTAAGTCACGGGAACGGTTAACAATCTTTTGTCTATCCGTTAACATGTCTCCATCTGCATCACTTTGTGAAGGTAGCCAACCCGCCACGCCACGCCTTGTGGTAGAACCGCCGAAATACGTACCGGCACGGCTTTCAAATTGGCCGCCCTTAGTTACCCTTTGCTTTTGTGCAAAAGGTGGAAGCGATTCAAATTTTACTTTGGTTGTCTTTTTCATAAGTTTTTGTTAATAAGTCAAGGGGTACTTGAAATATAATAGCCATCTGTTTTATAATTTCATTTACAAAATCATCAAATCTCTCTTTTGATTTATCCTCTAGTAATAACATTACTCACCATCCTTGCTCTTGCTATCTTTCTTTTTCGGCTTGAACTCCACCAACCCCGCGCACATGCCAGTTTCATCAACTCCCACACCTTTTAAATTACACACATGCTGAACATTATTGATACACATAACGGCCAAACAATGTAATTTGCATTCTACCGCTATTTCAAATGAAGCTTTTTGCAATTTATTGTCCATGTCTCCCCCACTGGTGAAAATTATTTATCCACACAAGTAAATGCACCGACTCTTATCCCTTTACGGCTTTCACGCGCTACCTCTTTTTTGTATTTATCCCGGCCCTTTTCCAAGTCTCTCAAATCTGCCTTGGTGACAGACCGGTTGTTGATTGTATATGACTGAGCATCCAGCACGGCTATAATGGCCTCTTCATATTTTGTGAGTAATACACTTGCTACGCTCATGTGACATGTTCCCCCGGATTCAGTACACGCCTACGCTTTTTTCTTGGTAAAGCATAGACCTTTTTAACATTATTTTGCTGAAGACTATCCAACATTTTTGATATTGTCAAGGTCGGATAAATCACAAAAGCGATAATATATAACGCCGCGATATTATAAACGAACAAATCAAGCTGCTCGTTACGCTTTCGGGTCTTAATCCATTCATATTTCTTAAAACCCTTGACAAATTTGGGTTTTCGCTTCTCGGCGGTCAACTGTTTAAAATACTCTTCATCCAATTTCATAGGAAAATGAACGTATCCCGGCCCCTTTTCATCAATCAAAAGGCGGCTAAATAGCAAGTTTTTAATGGTATCAGTACCAATCATGTACAGATTAACACCATTCTTTTGAATGTTAGGCTTGCCGCTTATGGGAGAGCCGGGAGTGGATGAACCTTTTATAGCAAAAACTGACATCGGATCACAAGTCTTGACAAATTCATATGTCTGGGCGGTATAGTGCCCACCGGTGTCTATGGTGGTTGCCACAATTCTCATTTGACCATTCTTGTGCATAAATGTTTTTTGCATGTACTCCCGGAGGTTGGCCC